GATGTCGCCGCGCTTGGCCCGGCGGCTGAACAGGATCTCCTCCGGCGCGACGTTTTCAATGCGGATGCGCGGAAACTCGCGCGTAAACCGCAGCGTCACGTCGATCAGCTCGATTTCGGGCGGCGGCATCGGCCCTTCGACAGGCTCAGGATAAACTGCGGGCGGCATGCCGGGCTGCATCGGAAGGGTTAGATTGCCGGTGCCGGCCAGCATCGGCATCTGCGGTTGCTGCGGCGGCGGCGGAAACGGCAGATCCAAGCCGAAGCTGTCGCGCGGCTGCTTGTAGCGCCGCTCCTTGACGATCTCGACCTCGGCCTCGCCCACGAGCGCATCCAACTGCGGCTGCACCAGCCCGGTGTAGCTCTTCGTCTCCACCTCGCGCTGCGTGTCGGCCCAGTATTTGACCCAGCCCAAACGCTCTAAAAGGCTGTCCTTGAACCAATCGTGAAGCAGCATGAAGCCGTGGTTTTCGCGGAATATGTAATTCACGTACTCCGTCGCCTGCTTCGCCGCCTGCTCCATCCCCGGTCGCGGCGGCTCTACTATGCAAATCTGATCGCTGGCGGTGAATATCCGCATCAGCGCCGGAAGCACCCACTCGACCGCCTCCAACACCGAGCGCATCACCACATTCGACCGATCGGCACCGACCGGCCCCGGCAACTCGCCCTCGTAGTATTTCAGCGCCTGCAGCCGGTCCTGGCTCAGACTGCCGCCGTCCTGGCCCAGCGCCTCGTCCAACTCGCGCTGCACGATGGCCTTCACCTCGTCCTCGTCCCAATCGCCCGCGCCGCCCCCGATCCCCTGCGGGATGTTGCCGGGCCGGTCGGAACCGTACGGACTGCCCATCAGACGCTCAGCCGCCCTTCGGCTCGCGCGCCGCCACTTCCTTCGGCTCGACCTTCTCAGCCTCGCGCGGGTTGCCCTCCTTCGGCCACGGCGGGCGCACGTGATTCACCGCCGGCTTGCCCTTCACCGGCGCAAACAAATCCATCACCGCCATTTCAACCTCGTCAATCCAGTGGCTGCAGTTTGCCGCGTATGCCCAGCTTGCGGGCCAGCCGCGGGTCGTATTCCACCATCCGCATAAAGCGCCGCCGCGACCCATACGCCTGGATCGCGCCAGCAACGCCGCCACCATCAGCAACCGAAGCCGAAACCTCTCGGACAATGCCAACCCCGACGACCTGCGCGCTGATATTGGCCGTCGTCGTCACCACCACCGAGCCGGCCCCAGGGCGCGATGCCGAGAGTACGTTGCTCGCCATCAGGCGATCGTGATCACGGGATTTACGTAGACCGTCGTTGAGCTTTTCCCGAGCCGCACCTGGCCGCGCACCCGGCCGGCGAGCTGCGGCGTGAAGGTCACCGAGAGCTGCTGCTTGACTGGCGTGCCCGGCGAGCTGTTCCACGTCGCCGTGCTGGTCGCAATCGCCGATGCCGTGGTGAGCGGGGTCGCCGGCAGGCTCGTCGCGATGCTGGCAAGCGACGACCCGCTGGTGCCCTGATATTCAAGCAGCAGCGATATCTCGTCGTTGTTCAAGCTGGCGCTGCTGATGATCTCCACCGTCGCCGTCTTGCTCGATCCTGTCGTCTGATATTCAACGTCCAGCCAGAAACCATTCAGCGTGTTGTTGTACTTGTCGATGTTCGTGCCGCTGACCAGCTTGTGGCTGTAGATGCCGACATCGTCGGTGGCGCCGCCCGCGAGCGTGATCGTCCGCTCGGTCGTCACCGCGCCCGCCGGTTGATAGCTCTCCGAGATGATGTTTGTACCGTCATAGCAGTTGACGAACTCGACGATGTCGGTGGTGTTCAAGGCGCCCGCGTATCGCGTAACGGCCGAGGCAATCCTACAACTGTCAAACAAATAACGGTTGCCTGCATTTGCGACGGACGGCGCAATCAGGGTTCCGGTCATCGCGCTCAAATCAACGCCACGCAGCGTTACCGCGTTTTGAACGTTGGTACCTGGAGGAATAAATAAACTGGTGGGAAAAATTGCCCCAGCAACCGCAGAAGGGGTGTTGATCCACATGAGCTCGGCATTGGCAAATCCTATACTATGAGCTGTGTTACCAAACTGTACCGTGGTGTTATCAAATACTACCCGCTGAGTGTTAGCGGCAAATCCGCCAACCCCATTCGCTTGGTTCACATAGAAAGTGCAGTTTTTATAATATGCAGTCTTGTCAACGGTCGAGTTGAGGTCGTTGAACGTGATATTGCCGCCGACAGTAGTCTGCACAAACGCAATGCCGTTGTAGTAGGCGTTAACCCGCGCTCGAATGGACATCGTCGCCAACCCCGACGCGGTAACAGTCGCGCCCGTCGCCATGTCGGCAGCGACCGGCGGTGTCGAGCCGGCGCGGTTGACGCAGAGGAATTGCAGCAGGCCGTAGCCCTGCGTGATCGTGCTGCCAGGGCCGGTGGTGCCGCTGGTCACAGTTTCCGCGTGGTCGCTGGAAATGAACACACGATCCCCTGCGGCGTAGCGCACCGTGCCGACCGTACCGTTCAGCGTCTGGTGATCGCCCGCCGCCGCACTCCAGAAATACGTTGACTGCCCAGATACGTTCGCGAACGTCGCGCCGCCCGAGGTCACCGTGGCATTGTTGCCGCTCGGCCATGTCGGCTCCGACGCGGCGCTGGTACCGGCGGTGGTGCACCGCATCGCCCAGCGCGCGCCTTGCGTCGGCGCAATCGGCTTGACGATCTGCCCGACCGTATAGCCCGTATTGATCGCAAATGCCGGGATCGCTGCGTAAGCTGCCGACGATGCGTACCAGTCAGCCAAGAGTCAGCCCTACCCGCGGTCGCGCCGCTTCGCCAGCAACGCCGCCCGCGCCTCCCGGTCGGCACCGTGATCCGGCTCCGCCCCGTACAATTCGGGCGACACGTCGCGCGGCAGCAACGCCGCAATCCGCGCCGCCAGCTCGTCCAGCCGCCGCTCGATCTCCGCCTGCCCAGCCTCCAGCGCCGCCACCTGCGCCGCCAACGCATCAAACATCCGCGCGTCGCTGCTGCTCATGCCCGTTCCCCACTGACGAAGCCCGGCGCAAGATCAAGCAGCTTGCGCCGATACTCATCACTCATCGGCCCCCAACTCGCATCCGTCAGGATCTCTATCGCCCGCTCGCGATAGGAACGCGCCACCATCTCCGGAATCAGCGGGATCACCAACGGCGCGCCAGCGGGACGGGCCGCAGCCGCCTCGCATAACCGCCTCGCCTCGCGAAACATCTCAACCACCAGCAAGGCGTCCACCGCCGCCTGCCGGCGCTTCTTGGTCATCACACCAGCCGCCGCTCGCCATCCTCACCCTGCAACGCAGGCGCCGCCTGCCGCAACTCCTCGGCAACCGTCCGCGCCACCAGCCGAGCATCCGCCAGATACAGCAAATCCGGATGATCCCGGTGCATCGCCTCAGCAAGCCGCTCGATCAACGCATCCGATAATTCCATCGATCAACCCCGCCTAAACTATGCCAAGAGCCGGATACTTCAGCGCCTTCGGCCGGCCCCGCGGCGCCTCGTAGGCCACGCACATCAGCCCAAACGCATCCGCGCAATTGTGAACGACAGCCCCGTTCGCGAGGCTGAACTCTTCCGCGTCAGGAACCGTCAGGCACCAAACGTCGCCTTTCTCGCTTAGCCTTCTGACGCCCGCGATAGTCAGCCGCCCACCGATTAAACCGTTTCTCTTTGCGGTAGGCCGCAACTTTGCACTTAGGCTGACAATAAACCTGCACCACGACACCCTTACGAATGAGCGCATCAAATTCCGCACCGCATTCGAGGCAGTTTCGGCGTTCCCGCTTCCACTTGAGCCAGCCTTTGGACTCAGTCGCATGCACGCTGTGCCACGCGCTGCCCTCGGCACTGCCATGCCACTCAGCCGCCTTAGCCCTCGCCTTGTCGCCGAAATGCTGGTCGGTTGGAATTCCGCCCTTTTTGGCGTGCCAAGCCTCGCTGAGATGCTGCCCGGCAGGCAAACACTCAAGATTGGCAAGGGTATTGTTGAGCGGATCGCCATCACGGTGGTGGATATGACATCCCCCAGGAATTCGCCCAAAGGCCGCCTCCCAGACGTGCCGGTGCAGCCGCCGAGAGCCCTGCCCACCGCGTGACAGATATTTTTCCTTCGGCCAGAGCCGGTAAACCCTGCCTCCCCAATACTGGGTAATGCGGTCAACGACGACAGGATCACTGTGCCCGGCTGCAGGCACTCCGCGGATTTCCACCCGCTCGCCGTCGCGAATAAATGATCCGGCGTACACCTCACCGTCAGACCATCGCTGAACGTCACCGCTATCAGCGGCGCCGCATGCCGCGTCACCCTCGGGGTCCGGTATGCCTTCCATCCCCATCGCGTCAAGACCTCCCCTTGGTAAGGAAGATCCATCATGCGATGCGTTCCGTAACGCGTCAATACCTCGGTTTCGCCGATAAAACAATGACTTGACCAATCGTGCTCGGGGCCAAGGCCGACGTCCCGCACGTCCTCCGACTTGCGCTCGTGATACCAGGCGAGGGCTTCACGACCGGCTTCGGTTGTCTCTTCATTGAACCAGATCGACGGGAAAAGCCTTCTGGCTGCTTCTATGCGCGCCCTAGCCGCGCCTCTCCCCTGGTTCGGAATCACCTCGACACTGAACCCAGCCTGGCGGAAGGCGCTCTCGAAGCTGACCTCGTACACCCGGTCATGCGTCGCGCCATCGTGCGGCAGGTAAATGCTGGCCTTGCCCCAACCCTTCTCCCGCAGCCAGCCGACATGCACCGCCAGCGGCTCGCCAACGGATTCGTAATAATCCAAAACCCGCACCTCGCCCCGGCCGACAAACTGCACCACCCACTGCGCATACGCGTCGCTCCGCGCCCCCGTGCCGCCAATGTCGACATACACCCGCACCGGCAACAGCGGGTCCTTGGCCACGTGCCCGATCCGCCCCTCCTCCTTCGCCTCATTCAGCAGGCGGGCATAGTAGGCACCGACATGCCCCGTCGCAAACTCGCCCAGCCACACATGCCCATACTGATCGGGCCGCCGGATCTCGTCCTCCCGGCGGATCTGCTCCAGCGTTTGCGGAAACCACGGGTTGTCCCGGTAGGTGAGGCCGATGATCTTGCTGTTGTCCGGAGGGGTTTCGCGAAAGCGTTGATTGGTCGCGCTGGCACGCCGCTCCGGATTCCACGTCACCCAGATCTCGCTGCCCGTCTCCCGCACCGTCGGAATCGTCTTCTGCCAGGCAATCTCACTCACCTGCTCCGCCTCGTCCACCCACAGAAGGCGGATCCGGGCGGTGGATTTGACGCTCTCGATATTTCGCCGCAGCCCGACGAAGCTGAAATCGATCCGCCCGTCACGCGTCCGTATGTACTTCTCCCCAACCTCATAGTGGCCCGCCAACCACGGCTCGCTCTCAATCGCCAGCTTGATCTCCGCCATCGACGACTCGTCGAGGCTGTTCTGAAACTCGCGGCCGCACACAATCACGCCCGACTGGCCCGCCATGCTGCAGCGGAGCCCGTACACCGCCGCCATTTTTGCGAACGAGCGGCTCTTTGCCGATCCGCGGCCGCCCCACGCGCCCCGATACAGCGCCTCCCCGCTGAACACCGGGATCAGCTTCTCCGGCAGCTCGATCGACTGCGCAGTCACGGCCGCCACCCCAGCACCAACGCCACCAACGCCACCACCACCAACCCGCCCCGGTAGTCCAACGGCGTCACCATGTCCAACAGCGCCGCTACCGACACCACTATCGCTATCGTCAGGAAACCGTGCTGCCGGAAGTCCTGCCACTTCACTACCAACATGCTACCGGTGACACTTCAGTGAACGCTTCCGCTCTTTCCTACGCAGGAAAGAGAGACACGATGTGGAAGTGACAGAAAGTGCTGCCGTGTTTCAGAAAAAAAATATGCGGTGACGTTGCACCAGCACGGATGCGGGATGGGGCCGTCAGCCGCCGACATGGAACCAATCCTGTCAGGGGGTGGCCCGGCCCCGTCACCTGCCTCGCGGGTTGCTGCGGGGCTGGGCTGCCTTCACCGAGGGGGAGCGGTGGACGGGCGGCTTGCTGGGCTGCGGCGCCTTGGTGCTGGTCGGCTTGCGGGGGGCTTCGACGATCGGGTTGGCTGCCATCGAGTTTGCCTTTTAGTTACGCGCGCGTGAGGGAAGCGGCGTTGGAATGGGGGATGAAGTGGGGGATGGAATGGCAATGTGCTGGCGAAACCCTAGGGTTTCTGCGGGTTTCGTGGCAGAGGCAAGCGGAGGACGTATCCTCTAGCCCTCGTCATCCGGCTTGGGCAGCCGCTTCGGCGCCACCGGGACCAGCTGGATCATCGTAACCAGCGGCCGATCCGGGTCGCCGGTCAGCTCCTGGGTGACCTTGTCACCGAATTGGCGCGGCAGAAGCTTGCTCAGCATCCACTTCCTGTTGTCGCACATCAGCCTGGCGCGCTGCACCAGAGCATTGTCGGGAATGCCATTCACTGTGATGTCACTGTCACCGATCTCGATGATGTCTTCTGCCATCACTTCCAGTGCGGCGGCCTTTGCGCGAGCGTATTGGTCGCCGAAGCCGTCCCCGCGACTGTCACTAACGCCGACGTTTTTCTGCACCCATTTGAGGACAATTGAATGTGACGGCATTCGTGGATCGCTGCAGATGGAGCGGAGTGACTCGCCGTCTGCGGTTCGATCGAGGATCTCTTCGGCGAGGGCCTGGCTGTAGACGGGATGCGAGCCGTTTCGGCCGCCGCGTACAGCGCCTTTTGGCGTTCCTCCGCGAGGAAGGCTGGGAGATTTAGTGGTGGATTGCACAGCTTCCCACCATTGCTAGCGTTTTCTGGCGTAAGTCAAGGCTTTTCCTCATTCATGAGCCGTCTCCCTCGAAGCCAAGGGGCAATTGGGTGTTGCCGTTAACCGCGAAGATTGGCAATTCGGCTTGGAGTTGATCGAGCTTACGATCGGCGATTTCGACGAGGCTTCGGAACGGCGATCGGAAGCGTTGGATATTTGGCAGCAATTGATTGTAATTGACCCAGCGGGCGGCGTGATAGCCGAACATCCAGAACTTGTAGCCGCGCAAGCCTTCCCACGCTTTCAGTTCGGCGTCGCGCATAGCGGCGAGGATAACGTCGTCGGTCACGGCTACATCCTGAAGTGGTGTTGAAGTGTTCCGAGCGTTGACAGCAGCACGCCCTTGGCGACGTGGTCCTGCACTGGGGTGCCGCACCACGACCGGCGCAGTGCGAAGTCGCGCATGGAGCAGTCGTTGCCGAGGACGTGCCAGGCGCAGCTTCCGGCTGGTGACGCTAGGCCGCCGAGGGCGTCGATGGCTCGGTCGAGGCTGGTCTTGGCCCAGAGGCTGCCGAGCTGCTGTGGCAATGCACGGGCGCCGCTGACGTGGGTTCGTGAGGGGTCTGTGGCTTTCAGCGGGTCGCTGGCGGCGGCACGGAAGAGTGCGTGGAACTGCTCTCCGGCGGCTCTCTGCGCAGCGGTGATGCTGCCGTTGCGCTCGAGCTTGGCGAGCAATCCTTCGGCTCTCCAGGGCACGCCGATGCGGCCTGCGGTGTCGGCGATCTGGAGGCGGTCGCGGGTGATGCGGCTGTGCTGTCTGCGGGCTTGAGAGGGTGCGGCGCTAGCGGCATCTGGCATGTCAGTCACCGATCATATGGGCTTGTTGGGATACGTTTGATGGCATCGGCGGTGTGACGGATAGTGCTGATGACGGCTTCGACGTAGGCGATGTCATCGGCGGTTGGTGGAATGTACTTGGCTTGTTTGGGTTTGGCGAATTTCTTGCGGTAGTGGGCTTCTGCGGCATTGGCTCGGGCTGGGTCGAACCACTTGCCTTCGGGGTCGCAGGGTGAGGTTGTGATGTGGCTTTCGACATCGAGGAAGGCGCGTCGGAAGCCGTAGGTATCGGCGTGCCAGTCCCACTTTTCGGCCACGGTAAGTGAGGCGAAGCAGGACTTTTTCTGCTTATCGAGGGCGTATTGGAACGGGTAGTAGGTCACGGATTTTCCTCTGGTGGGGGCCAGACGAAGGGTGGTGGGGGTCCGTCCGGGACATCGGGCTTGTAGGCGGCGGGGGGATCGTGGCCGTTGGGTGGTGGGGCGAGGTCGGCTCTGGCTTGCATGCCCCATCGCAGCCAGCCTGCGGCGTCTTTGGTGGTGCGTGGGGAGAGCCAGAACTTCTTGGCTTCGGCGTGGAGGTTGACTTCGGGTAAGCCGGCATCGGCTCTGATCTCGGCGGCTTCCGCGATCAGCTCTTCGCTAATTTCAAACTGATTAAAATCCCTTTGAGAGAGAGCCTCTTGG